CCTCGACTCGGAGAACTACTTCGAGGGCGTCATTACTAACGAGTTCGGCGTGCCGGTCGCGTATCGCATTTACCGCGTGACGCGCGAGGGCGTTTACTTCGGCGCGGAGGACGTGCCGGCCGGCAACTTCTGCCACTACTTCGATCCCTTCCGCGTCGATCAGTACCGCGGCGTCACCGACTTTCACGCGGCGATCCAGACGGCGCGGATGCTGCACGAGATCCTCCAGGCTGAGAAGGCCGGCGTGCGCTTCGCCTCGCAGCAGGCTGCGCTCGTCTTCACGGATCGTGGCACGGCCAACGCGCGCAACCTCTTCACGCCGACGCCGGCGATGACGCTGCCGAGCGGACAGCAGCAGAAGAACGAGCTCTCCGAGGTCGGGATGATTAAGTATCTCGGCCAGGCTGATCGCGTCGAGACGATGCCGGCGCGGCCGAGCACGGCGTTCACGGGCTTCATCGCGCATCTGATGCACGAGCTCTCGATCGCCGTCGGCATCCCGAAGGGCGTCCTCTTCGGCACGCAGGATTATGCAGGCCCGAGCGTGCGCGCGGAGTTCGCCGCGGCCGACCGCGTCTTTGCCCGGCATCAGGGCGTGCTTGTCGACAAGGTGCTGGATCCGATCAAGAACGCGGTTATCTTGGACGCCATCGCCCGCGGCGAGATCCCGGCGCCTCCGGTCCGCGCTGGCGAGACTCCGGTGCAGACGCTCAAGCGCGCGACCCGCGGCGAGTGGCGCTTCCCGCCCAAGCTCACTATCGACGTCGGTCGCGAGTCCGCGGCCAATATGAACGAGAACCGCCAGGGCGCAAAGTCTCTCCAGGAGATCGCGGCCGAGCAGGGCACCGATGCATTTACCCGGCTCGAGCAGATCGCGGCGGAGGCGAGCTACGTCGGAGAGCTCGCGAAGCGGTACGGCATTCCCGAGACCGCAATCCGTATGGTCACGCAGCAGTTGCCCGCTAATCCCTCGATGGCTGCGGCGCTTGGCACGAGCGTCACCGAGGACGCGGTGGATGCGGTCAATGCGACGACGGGCAAAGCCGCGGCGCCCGAGCAGGCTGCGCCAGTTGCTCCCACAGAAACCATCAATGCCTCGGCGGACCTGATCACCATCAACTTCGCCGAGGACTCCTACGTCCCGAACGATGCGATGGCATCGAACGCCCGCCGCGCGCTCGAAGTGCGGGCCGGCAAGCCGCCGTCGCAGCGCGGAATGACCGCCGTCGGCCTGGCTCGGGCTCGGGACATCCAGAACAAAAAGCCGCTGTCGGAGGAAACGGTACGCCGGATGAAGGCTTATTTCGACCGCCACGAAATTGACAAGCAGGGCGAAACGTGGGCACAGCAGGGCAAGGGCTGGCAGGCGTGGCACGGCTGGGGCGGAGACGCCGGCCAGACGTGGGCAAACGCGATTGTTGAGCGATTGAATAAGCAGCGGCAGCAGAACAGCGCGCCGGCCGAGAACCGCGTCCAGTTCTCCGCAGCGACCGAGGTTGAGCTCGCGATCAAGAGCAACGGCGTCCACGCGAACGACTGGCTGACGGCCGTTCAGGAATACCGCAAGGAACTCCACGCCCGCAGCGCGCCGTACACCGAGCCGGTCATCGTGGGGAAAAGCGCGGTCCAGCTCCTCGAAAAGAAGAAGGAGTTTGAGCTCCCGACGCCGAACGCCGGCGAGAATCACGAAGACTTTATGGCGCGCTGTATGGCGGACCCGGTCGCAACCGCCGAGTTCCCCGATGCGGCGCAACGCACGGCGGTATGTATGCGCCAACATCCGCGCGATATGGCGAAGGTCGGACCGAGTGGGGCCATCGTTTCCTCCGACAAGGCGCCGGCCTCCGACACGCCGAACCGCCGACCCGAAGGCGAGGGCACGGCCAAGGGAGACGCCAGCACGACGCGCGGCGCGGACGTTCCAGCAGAAGTCGAGAAGACGCTCCAGGACAAGGCCGACGACTTCAATGAGCGGCACAAATCCAAGCTCGGTTACGGCGCGACCATTGGACAACTGCGGTCCGTTTATCAGCGCGGCGTCGGTGCGTACAACGTGTCGCACTCGCCAAAGGTGCAGTCTCAGCAACAATGGGCTTACGCTCGCGTGAATGCGTTCCTTTATTTGCTGAAGAACGGCAGACCGGAGAATCCAAAATACACGCAGGACAACGATCTCTTGCCCGCCAAGCATCCGAAGGCCGCAAAATAATATGAACGACACGCAGACCCAAATCGAAAGGCTGATCGAACTCGCCATCGTCCAGCGCACCGAGCTCAAGCAACTCGTCGAGCAGTTGCCGCAGTTGCGCGAGCATCTCAACGCGGAGGTCGAGCGCACCATCGAGGAGGTCGAGCCGCAGCTGCGCGCCGAGCTTGAGGACTGGACCACCAAGCAGACGATCGACCAGACTGCGAAGCTCGGGGCCGCGCTCGAGGCCAAGATCACAGAACTCTCCAAGGCGCTCGAGGTCAGCACGCAGGCGCGATACAACGCGATCATCGCCGAGCGCGCGAAGAGCGCGAACCTGGCCGAGCAGGCCGAGGCCAAGATCGCGGAGCACGCGGCAAAGCTGCCTTCGGCGGTCAAGGAGATTGTCAGCGCGGAGCTCTCGCGCTTCCCGCGGGCCGGTGAGATCGACCAGCTGCGGAAGGAGTTTGCCGAACCTCGCGGGCTTAATCCCCGCGGCAAGTGGTCGCCGGACGAGACCTACAACCGGCTCGACCTGGTCGCGTACAACGGCGACAGCTATGTCTCCAATCGCGACGGGAACGCGGAAAGGCCGAGTCGCACGAGCGCGGAGTGGACGCTCTCGGCGGCGCGTGGTGCGGGCGGCGGCGGCGGTGGCATCACGTCGCTCAATGACGTGCTCAACGCGCCGACGAGCGGGCAGATCATCGGATCGGAAAACGGTCAGTACGTGCCCAAGACGCTCGCGGCAGGCGCGAACATCACGATTACCGAGACGCCGACGACGATCACGATTACCGGCGACGAGGGACAAATCGAGTTGCAGGACGGGACCAAAGCGGCGCCGTCCCTCTTCTTCGTCAGCGACACCAACACCGGCATGTATCGCCCGGCAGCGGACACGGTGGGAATCGTTGGCGGCGGCAACGACGTCGTGCGACTGACCGGCGTGGCGAGCGCGACTGATTACATTGAGATTAAGAACGGGACCGGCGTCGGAAACCCGCTCCACGTTCTGGCCGAGGGCGCGAGCACGAATATCGGCGTGCATTTGCAGCCGAAGGGCAGCGGACTTTTCACGATCAGCGACGGAACCGACTTTAACAAAGGCATCCGCTTCCGCAGTTCATCCAGCGCCGCAAGCGCGGTGACTTTGATTGACGCCGTTTCGACGGCCGGCCGCGTGGTCACGTTGCCCGACGCAACCGACACTCTGGTTGGACGTGCGACAACGGACACGCTCACGAATAAGACGCTGACGAGTCCGACGATGACCGCGCCGGTTCTTGGCACACCGTCCAGCGGCACCCTGACGAGCTGCACGGGTCTGCCTCTGACAACGGGCGTGACCGGCACGCTACCAGTCGCCAACGGCGGCACAGGCGTGACCACCTCGACGGGCAGCGGCGCAAACGTGCTTTCTACGTCACCGACGCTCACGACGCCAATCTCGGAGTCTCTCACCTCGCCAGCCGCGAGCAACCTGACCCTAGGCACAGGCAGCTTCGGCACGGCGCTGACCTTTGCAAGCGCCACGGGCGCGGCGATGTTTACCAACACTTTGTCTGTTTCCGGCACCACCGCCTCCACCTCCACCTCGTCCGGCGCGCTGGTAGTGGGCAACGGGACGAGTGGCGGGCTGGGGGTGGGAGGGGCGGCTAACATTGGCGGGACGCTGACGGTTGGAAGCAATCTCACCGTCAGCGGTACGGGCACGAGTACGTTCTCGGGTCCGGTCACCATCTCCAAGGCGCAGGCGGCAGCTTACACGAGCCTCACGATTCAAAATGGGAACGCCAGCGGCTATTCCCAGGTGAATATGGTTTCTGGCCCTAATACGGCCTCGATCAATTACGCGCCCGGGGTTTTCTTTAAAATCTCGATTCCGAGTGCGGATTCGTTCCAAGTAAGCACGAACAACACGACCGCGCTCACCATCGACAGCAGCCAGAACGCGACGTTCGCGGGCAGCATCAAGACGGTAGCGCCGTCTGGCGGCACGGCCAAGCCTTGGGAACTTGGCGAGGCCGCCACCGTTTCGCCCACGTCTCCCAACCGGACCATCCGCGTCGAAATCGACGGAACGGTTTACTACATCCACGCCAAGACCACGAACGATTGATCAATTCCTATGAATACCGTCATCGCCATCTCCCCCGTTTCCGTCTGGACCCCTGCTGGCACCAAGAGCGCCACGCAGTTCAATGTCCGCTACGTGAATTACCAGAACGGTCCCGCCGTCGCCGACTGTCAGCTGCTCGACGCTGCCGGTGCGGAAGTCGCCTCCCAGCTAGTCAACGCCACCGAGGCGCAGACCGCCGCTTGGACTGACGACGCTGGCTTCTACGAGGTGCTGGCCCAGAACGCCGGCCTGACGCCGCTGTGATTTGACGGGCCGCTCTGACGCTATGGAACAGAACACCATCTCGCCTGAGCAAGCTCTCCAGAATCTCGCGCACGTCGCCGCCGCTTACCGAGGCACCGCGCAGGAGCACGATCTCCTGCGCCAGTCGGTGCAAGTTTTGGCGGGCGCGATTAAAGTGAAGCCCTCTGCGTAATGCTCGACTTCCTCTCATCTGCTCTCGGTGGTGGCGCACTTGGCGTCCTCCTCCGCATCGGCAACGGATTCTTCGAGGAGTTCCGCGCCGGCCGAGAGCACGGGAGGAAGCTGGAAGAGGCGAAGGTGCTCGCGTCGATCCGCCAGGACGAGGCCGCGTGGAAAGCGTTTGAGGCGAGCCAGCAGGCGGGCGTAGTGCCGCCTAACGTGCACGCTTGGGTCGCCGACGTCGTAACGCTGTTTCGTCCGTTCCTCACCATCTCGCTCGTGCTGATTGCGACCGTTATCTGGTTCTACGCAGCCGAGCCTTCCCGCGCGTCGATGACCGACCAGGTCACGTTCGCCGCGTTCAACTGCGTCGGCTGGTGGTTCGGTGATCGCGCCGCCTACCGCGCCAAGCTCAAATGATCAAGCCAGCCGACTTCGTCGCCGCTATCACTCCCCCGGTCGCCACCGTGACCGCGGGCCAGATTAACTCGCTGCTCGGTATCGCGACCGGCATTGCCTCGCTGGCGTTCATCTTTTGGCGCTGGCATCGCGAGATCAAGAAGGCGCGCGCCGAAGACGCCGCAGCGGCCGACGCGCAGGAGGGGCGGCGTGACTGACTGGTCCGCAGTTCAGCGGGACGAGTCCCGCAAGCTCTACGAGGCCGAGATCGCGGGCCTGCGGAAAGAGCTCGACGTTGCGCGGGCCGCGCTTGAAAACGCGACCAAGGCGCGCAAGACCAAGCCGGCGCCGTCCGTCTCGCCGCGTAAGCGCACCGGATCCGACATCGTCCGCGTCGTCATCCCCGACACGCACGGCTCGCTCGTGGATCCAAAGGCCATCGCCGCGATGCTGGCCGACATCCGCGCGCTCGATCCGCAGGAGATCATTCTCCTCGGCGATCACGTCGACTGCGGCGGCTTCCTCGCGCAGCACCACGTAATGGGCTACGTGGCCGAGACGGATTACACTTACGAGGAGGATCTCGCCGCCTCCGCGCTTTTCCTCGACCAGCTGCGGGCCGCTGCGCCTCGCGCGAAGATCGAGTATCTTGAGGGCAACCACGAACGGCGCGTCGAAACGTGGTGCGTGACGCAAGTGCTGCGCCACAAGAAGGACGCGGAGGGGCTTCGCCGGCTGCTCGCTCCCGAGTTCCGGCTGAAGCTCAAGGAGCGCGAGATTGCGTATTACCGCCAGGGCGAGTTCTACGACGGCCTCCCGGTCCCCGGCGTGATCAAGCGCGGCAAGTGCTTCTTCTTTCACGGAGTCAGCACGGCCAAGAACGCGGTCGGCGCGACGGTCGACAAGATCGCCGGCAACTGCGTGTTCGGCCATACGCACCGCGCGCAATCGAACATCGTGCGGCGCATCGCGACCGGCATCGTCGGCGCGTGGAACCCTGGATGTCTCTGCCAGCTTCAGCCTCTATGGCAGCACACGGCTCCAACCGACTGGTCGCACGGCTACGCGGTGCAGCTAGTCGCGACTAGCGGCGCGTTCCTGCACCTCAATATTCCCATCATCGAGGGCGAGTCGCACTTCGCGGCGCTCTTAAAACTGTGAACTGGAAATCCCTAGTCGAAGCGCAGAACCGCAAGACCTACGTGCTGCCTGCCGGCTGGGACTCGCGCGACAAAGTGGCCGAGCAGCTAGAGTGCAGCGTCGACAACGTGCGCGTGCTCCTCGGGCCAGCGATCCGCGCGAAGACCGTCGAGGTCGCGCAATTCCCGGTGTGGGATGAGATTACGAAGAAGGTCGTCCGCGTTACTGCATACAAGCGCCGCGCTACTTTAGACGTTAAATCTAAAGGATGATTTGACGGCGGCGGCTTTTACAATGGCCGCGCCCACCATCACTTTTGCCGTTGCTGCCGGTAAGATCGACGCCGAAGCGGGCGTGATTCGCGGCGTCTCGCTGATCTCGGAAGGGCCGGCGCTCGGTCACGGCGTGATGGTTGACGCGCGCACGCTCGAGCAAGTCAAGGCCGCCGCGGAGCAATACGAGGGCGGGCTCAAGGTGAAGCTCGACCACAACTCGGGCGCCGGCGACATCATCGGCTACGTCGACGGGCTGCGGATCGAGGGCAAAAAGCTCCTGGGCGATC